TGGCAGCGGCGCCATCGCCGAGGCCGGTGTAGATCGCCGTGTTGTTGTTTATATTGAACGCGTATTGGCCATTCGCGCCAGAGTAGGCTAGCGAAGCGTTGCGGCCGCTGGTCGTGCGGTTGTGGACTTGGACAACCAGCACCTTGTTGGTGCATGGAACGCCGGGCGAAAGCCGATAACCAATCAATGAATCTGCGGAGTTGAGTTTTAGAGATGCATAGCCTCCGTAGTTCGTCGCGAGCGCTCCTTGGTTGTCATAGATGTTAGTCACAGAATTGATCCCGGAGCGATCCGTTGCGTTGGTGATCCGGTATCCGTTAAACGATGCGTAGTCGCGGGCATCGAGATAAAATGCAAGCCCCGTCGTGTAAGGCGGAGCGTTGGTGTTCGCTGGCGGCGCGGAGGTCGTCGTCGCCGCGTAGGCCGCGCGACCATACCACGCCGACATCTGCGCGTTTGAGTTCATCGCGGCGAGCAGAGCGAGAATGTATAGTGCGCGGCGCATCAGTGTAGCAGCTTCCAGTTCCAGTTCGTAGAGTTGGGAGCTGAGTCGAGAAAGATCGCGTTGGTCGCTCCGCTGGCCGCGATGCCGTTGGTGGTGAATCCAAGCAGGTTGTTCGTCTGGAAATACACAATCTGTCCGTTGGCCGCCAACAGGCACACGAGCGAGGCTGCATTTGTAAGCGAGGCGGCGGCGCGGACGAAGCGGCACGTTTCAGTCTGTGCGGCGGCGTGCGCTTGAATCCATTTTCCGGTCGAATGGAACGAAGCGTAGCCGTCCGCGAGCGCGATGGCCTGCGGGTAGGTTTCGGCGGATGAAGAATCGTAGGCTCCCTCCAGCAGCGCGGATATGTCCACAAGCGAACCGTCCGGCAGGATAGCGTTCGTGGTTCCGGGCGAAACGTCAGTTCGCCACATATCCCACGCTGGGTCCGATTCTTCCGTCAGGGCGTCCGTGATCCCGTAGCCCGAAACGGTGTCCGGCGTCCCCGTGATCGTGGACCAGTCTTGGCTGTGCGCCGTCGGCGTCCGCGCGTCGGACAGCCGCGCATCGTCGCCGCGCGCCGCCGTCGTGCTGTTCGTCCCGTAGCCCTGAAGGACGTAGCCGCCGACGTTCGGGCCGTCGAAGCGGACCTTGGCGGCTGGCATCGTGTTGCCGAACACGTTGACGCCGTGCGCGTCCGCGTTCGCGTATATCGCGTTCGTTCCGTAGGACAGGCCGAAGTTGTTTGCGGCGACGGTTGAGTGGAAATCGTTGGACGCCGCGGGGCAGAACGAAATCAGCTTCGACGTTCTGTGGCCGGCTTGGAAGGCGTTGGCGACGAAGGTGTGCCCATAGCCTCCTTCAACGGAAATCCCGTCCACGACAACGGCGGCGAAGCTCCCGACGCGGTTGTTGCTGAACTGCACGTTGCGCGTGTTGGCACCGGCTATCTTGACAATGGTGTTCGTGCTCCACGTGTGGAAGTGGTTGCCCGAAATGATGTAGTCCAGCATCGCCGCCGAGCCGTCCGCGCCGATGTCCAGCACGGGAAATCCGTTGGTGTTCTTCCCGACGAAGTAGGTGGCCGAAATCGCGTTCCACGCGGAAAATCGCGTCGTGTTGCGATGGCGCAAAGATGTTCCTGCAAATGAATCAAACTCGCAGTCGCGCACAATGATCTCGGCCACGTCGATAGCGTTGATGCAGGGGTTGGTGTTGGCGCTGTCGCCAATCGTTCCGGCCTGGAACCGGATGTTCTCGAAGCGGCAGATGCCGCTCATGTTCGTCAGCACGAACATCGCGCACTCGTAGCCGTATGCCGGGGAAATCGTCGTGCCGTAGTTGCCGCGGCCCCGCAGCGTGAAGCCCGTGAAGTTCGACACGACAACCGGCGAGTCGATGTAGAAGGGCTTGAAGTTCCCGGCGGCGACGTGCGACGGGCCGATTTCAACGACGCAACCGCTGTTCGTTGCGACGAGGATGGATTGAAGAAGCGCCGAAAAGCTCGCGTTGGTCGTGCGCGCCCCGGCGAAGTCCTTGGCGATGTAGTTGGTCGCCGCGTCATTCCACACCGTCCACGACTGCTGGGGCGGAATCGCCGCCACTCCGGCGAGAGCGTTGCTCGCCACCGCACCGACTTCAACGATGCTTGCACGGGCGATTTCATCCGTCGCGTTCGTGTCGGTCCCGGCGGCGGCCGACTCGGCAATCTCCAATGCGTTCGTGGCGGCGCTGTACGCATCGTCGGCGCGTTCCATCGCGTTGGCGGCCCCGCCGATGCCTTCCGCGATGCGGGCCTCCACGGCAAGCGGCAGAACGGCCCCGCTGGTCTCGTCGCCGTAGACGCCGACCCATGCGTTTGACTGGGCGCTGGCGGTGACAGCCAGCATGAAAAGGATGGCAAACAGCTTCTTCATGTGACTTCCTCCCAGTAGTGGACTGGCTTGCCTGACAGGTACTTGAGCTTAAGCCGCCAACTCTTTCCGTCCGGACCAGGCAAAACCACCGTCGTTGTAGAATCGAATGTAGCTTCCTGGACGTCGGGATTATCCTTATCGGAGAAGCGATGGAACGACGTCGAGGTCGTAAGCATCGTGAAGGTCTTCGGCTTGACGTCGATTTCGCCGCTTTCGATCCGCTCCAGGCGGGAGCGGATTTCCTTCTCCGGCGTCGCGAACGGGTTCATCTCGTCCACTGATCCGCGCCGACGGATCAGCAGCGCGCACATGAACACGCGCGCGCAGTAGCGCAGGAACGTGGCCGGGAGAGTCGGCAGGCCCAACGCTGCGATCATGTCCGCATGGCTGGACACCATGGCATCGACGGATGAGGCCAGCGCGTCGAACAGGCCTGAATCCTCCGCGCCGTCGCCGTCGTCGTCCAGGGCTTGCAGCAGGTGGGCGTCGTCGAACTCTGCCTCGATGTCGGCTCTGACTACGTAGGGCATGATGCGCTCCAATGAAAGAAGCCGGGGCAGGGCGGAAAGGGACGCCCCGCCCCGGCTTGGGGTGTCGGATCGGGAAGGCTTAGAACAGGGCGGAGAACGTCACGTCCACGCCGGTGTTGTCGCCGCCGCCGTTCTCAACCGCGAGGTAGAGCGCGACGTAACGGCGCGCCGTCGGGGGCAGGCGGAAACGCACGGTCTTGGCAGCGCCCGCGCCGCCGGTGCCGCCGGTCACGGTCGTCTGGATCAGCGGATCAACGACCGCCAGGCTGTCGCTGGTCGCGCCGTCGTAGACCTTGACGGTGATGCTCTTGGCTTCGACCAGTGCGGGCGTCGCCGGGATGGCGATCTCGAACTGGACGTTGTCCAACTGGCCGCCCACGACCTGTTCCAGGTCGATGGGGGTCGTGGTCTTGTTGGCGTTGGCGGCCGGAAGCGCGGAAACGACCTGCTTCGCAGCGTCCTTGATGTTGCGGGAATACTCGTTGCTCATGGGGGAATCTCCTACGGGGTGGTGATGTCGGAATCGACGACGTTGGTCACGCCGGACGCCACGTAGACGAGCTGCGTGGAATTGGCGACGTGGAAAGTGCCGAACGCCAGCGCGGGGGCCGCATTGGTCATGCGCGCGACGACCAGATTGCCGGAAGCCACGGAGGACGCCGGCAGGTTGGTCAGGCTTGCCGAATGGGCCGACACCGTCGCGACCATGCCGGTCCACACCGGCGTGTTGGTCAAGACGGCATAGGCAGCGGCATCGACCTGCACCAGACGGTTGGCGAGAGCCCACGCCGTCGGGTTCGGCCAGATGATCACGCCCGTGGCCGCATCGGCGATCACGGGGCGCGCCTGCTGGTCCTGGGCCACAGCCCCGGCGGCAAAGGCCGCCAGGACCGCGAGGATGACGAAGAGCTTCTTCATGGGGGTCGCCTTACAGCGTGACGAAGCTTTCCGTGTCCACCAGGGAATCGGTGATCACGATGGGAATGCCGTTGGACTCCGTGGGCATCGGGGCAAACGGCTGCACGTTGCCGGCCAGCTTGGCCGCGCCCGTCAGCGCATAGGTCCGGCTGCACTGGAGCAAGAAGGCCGCCGTGCGGTTAAGGTAAATGGCGTCCGGAGCCGCACCGCGCCAGTTCGACAGAGCCGCCGCGATGATCTTGTCCGTGATGCCGTTCTTGCCGGACTCGGTGCCGACGTTGGCGATGCGCCAGATGCTCTCCAGCGTCTTGACCGACAGGCCAATCCAGCCGGACAGGTCCGCGACGTAGGCCGGGAATGGCTTGTTCGCGGAATCCCGCACGGACTCGACGCGCCACTCGCCCAGGTTGATGGTGCTGTTCGCGCCGAAGTCGAACGACACGCCGTTGGCTAGCCCGTAGCGCACGAGGTAGAGGCTGGTCTTGGTCGTCGCGCCGGCAGTTATGTCGCCAAGCGACACCCGGGAGGTGCCGCACAGAGCTTGCAAGCCGGCGAACCCGTCGGCATTGGCATTGAGACCGTACCAGGTCTGCGAGCCGACGGCTTCGAGCGAACTCTGGCCGACGCCGACGACTTCCTCGCCCTTCAGCGCCTCGGCGCCAAGCTCGTAGGCGTCGGCGATGTCCTTGTCCACCTCCACGCGTCCGGACAAAACGAACATCTCGTGCGTGTCCTTGGCGAACGTGCTCTTGGTCGCGTCCACGCCGGCGTTCGGCTTGCGGAAGCCGACGGTCGGGCGGCCCGTGCGGCGCACGGTCGTGTAGCTCGTGCCCTTGATCTGGCGCGCGGGGAAGTTCGCCAGTTCGGGGCAGGTCTTGATGGATTCCTCGATGATGCCGATGGCAACGTCGTTGCCGTTCAGCTTGGCGAGGTCGAGGGCGGTGATTCTGCTCATGGAGTTCTCCTGCTCGCGTTACTTCTTGATCGCGGCGATGACGCGAGCCAGCCCGGTGGGCTTGGTGGTTTCTTCGCCTGCGCGGTTTTCGAGATCGGGGGACTTGCCGGGCACCTTCGCCGGCAGCTTGAGGGACGCCAGAAACGCGGCGCCCTTGTCGAAATCGGCGCGCAGCATCCCCTCGGCCTCGGCGCGGTTCGCCAGGTCGGGATACTTCGCCAGTTCGGCCGTCACTTTGGCATCGGTCTCCGCCTTGACGCGGGCGGTTTCGGTGGCCTGCACCTTGGCCTCGGCGGCCTCGGCGCGGTTCTTAAGGGCGGCCGCTTCGTCGGTCTTGACTTTCAACTCGTTCGCGCGATTCTGGACATCGGCCTGCGCGGCGGCTTCCTTGCCAACCAGAGCCTTGACGGCCTCGACGATCACGTCGTCGGCCGCGTTCGGGTCAAGCTTCAAGATTTTGGCGATCTGTTCTTTCATCCTGGTCTTCCTTTTGCGGGTTTCTTGTTCAATCGAATCGCGTACATCTTCCGCCGTGGGCTCAATCTGCTGGGCTTCCCCATTCAACCCATCTGCCCAGGAAGCTGCGTTCTCAAGGTCAAGCGATCCCCGGTTGTCGAGGACCGAGCCGATGGCCTTGATGTTGGGAGCATTGGTGAGCGCGACCTTGGAAATCGCCAAAGGCCGCACCTTGCCGTCGCCCAGGTTTTCCAGTTTCGTGCGTGGATGGACCGGCGAGGTGTAGATGTAGCCCTTCCCATTGACGGCCGCTTCTCCTTCCGGCGTAAAATCCACGAGCCCGAAAATCTTTTCGATGCCGTCTGCCGCCCGGCGCGTCAGCTTCTTGATCCACCCCGCCGCCATGCTGGGAAGCTGGATGTTCATCTCCTTGAGCTTGGCGCGTTCGCCATCGGTCAATGAGCTGTAGTGGTCGAAATCGAGCTGGAGGCCTTCGGCCGGAATCGGCTGCGAAAGAATGGAATCGAAAGCGCGATTGTCCATGACCTGGACAACGCCGGATGAGTGAGGGAACTCTCCGGCCGCTTCGATTGGTATCCATTTTCTCATGCCAAAAGCCGTGCCCTCAAGCCGGCTTTCCTGTTTTCATCACTTCTGACGCCCGCTTAATCGCAACGTCCAGCACGGCGTTGCGTGTGCGCTCCGGCGGCGGCAGAGCCTCTGGGTCCGGCAAGTGCGTGGCCGACTTGACCAGCCAATACCAGATGCGCCGGAAGGCCGGCGACTCTTTGATCCAGCGCCCGCGCACCTTGCGCACGACGTCGGCCTCGACTAGCGCGTGCGGCTTGCCGTCCTTGCCCCAGGCGCCAAGGCGCAGGGGCGGCGTCTTTCCGTGGCTGGGCCAGCCTGCCGCCTTGGCTTCTGCGCTGGCTGGGATAGCGAGATTCTTTTTCGGCGCCTTTGGATAGACCGTCCCGCCGTTCACCTTGTGGAGCAAGATGGCGCCCTGTTCGCCCATGACGGAGATCCGGGCGACGCCGTCGCCGGATTTGTCCTTGAACGCGCCACCGATGGCACCCCAGAACTTGCTGCCCTTTTCGGCGTAGAAGTCCTGCGTGTCGCGCATGAGGGCGCGCGCACACACGGCCGTGAAGTCCTCAGGCTTTCTCCAATATTGCGCTAGGTTCCGCAGAAGCGGCGTGATCGAATCGTGTTTGACGATGAGGACGGCCACGGCCTACCCTCTCCGGTAAACCACTTCGTCGCCGTCGATGGATACGCCGTCTCCAAGCTCCTCGCGGAACTGCGCCAGCAGCCAGTCGCGCTCCGGCTCGTCCAGCCCCTTCAGGCTGCCGCGCGTTTCGTCGGGCGCGTCGGCCGCCTGCGCTTCGTCGTCGTCGGCCATCAGGCCCAGCTCGACCGCGACAGACCGCTCGACATCGCGCACCCCCATCCCGCTGCCGTAGTCGAAGGGCGGGTATGGCAGACCGAACTCCGAAAGCTCCACCCAGATGGGCGAGGACTTGAGCGCCACCATGCGGCCGTTGGCGTTCGCGCCCTCCCAGCCCACGGCGTCCCCGGCCTCCTGCCAGCGGGATTCCCAGTCTCTCGGTTTCTCCCTCGGCTCGACGCGGACCAGCTCCTGAGCCGGGAACGCATCGAGAACTGCCGTATCGTTTCCGGACTCCCAGCGCGCCTTGCCGTAGGTCATCTTCTCGGCCATATCCACGATCAGGCCGATGCGCGGCGCGCTGGCGATGTCTTCCATCTCGCGCGGGCCGGTCGGTTCCAGCCCTCGCTCCAGAGCGGCGGCGCGCATCTCGGAAATGATCTGGCCCTTGGACATCAGGACCGTCTCATCGGCGGCATCGCCAGTCAGCTCGCGCCCGCGACGCAGGGCGCCCACGCGCACCCGGGCACCGCGCAATGCCTGCAAGGTGGTCCGTTTCAGTTCCGCGACGTGCTGGGCGTGTTCGAGCTTGGCGGACCAGAAAGCGTTCTGACGAATCTCGACGGGGACCTCGCCCCATTCCTTCGCGGACAGCGGCGAGGCGGTCGCCTGCCGTTCGCGGAAGGTGCGCAGAACCTTCAGGACGCTCTGGGCGTTGACGATTGGGGAGGGCATCTACGCCCCCTTGGCGCCGTCTTTCGCCCCCTGCTCGGCAGCTCTGGCCATCCGCTCGCGCAGGTAGGCCTCGAGCTTGGCCATGTCCGCCATCGCCTCTGGCGGAGCTGTGCGGACGGCATCGTCGATTCGGTCGAACCATTCGGGCGTCGGCTGGCCGTCGCCGCCTTCTTCCTTGGCGAGCTTGTCGAGGAGGTTGAAGAATCCGGCGTCGAGACCTGCGGGCTTTGGCTCTTCCCGATTGAACAGGCCGCCCATCGGCTGCCCCGGCGCCGCTTCCCTCGTCAGCTTCAGCCCCGTTATCTCGCTCGCCTGCGCGTCTGCGACCGTGTAGCCCGCCTGCTTCGCCTTCACGAGCTGGTCGAGCGCCGCCGCCGGATCGGCCTCCCTGCGAATGGACAGCTCAAACCACGCCAGCGGGCGCTCGCCTGGAGCCAGCAGCCCGGCCGCTTCGAGCGTCGGCCGGTCAATTCCATTTTGGAATAATTCGGAGATGTCGCCGACGTCTTCGGCGACGAGCGCATTGAGCGTGTCGCGATGCTCGAGACTCGCCCCTGCGCCGATGCCGGTTGGCATGGAGAGCATCGTGAGCATCCCGCCCGTGAGTGCCTTGGTCATCATCTGGTCGATGTTATCCAGCGTCGCGTTGTAGTACGGCAGCCCCTTCGCGCCGTCGGGCTTGATGACTTCCGTAGGGCAATTCGGATCTCCCTTGGCGATTACGGCCGACTCTCCACGGCGCGCCTGTTTCAGGCTGGCGATGAGCGCATTGCCGGCAGGCGTGCCCTCTCCCGGCAGTCCCGCGCCGGTCAAGATGATGACCTGATTCTTGCTCGCCTCTTCAAGATTCCTCTCGCGGAAGTTCATCACCTCCCGCGCGCGGTACGCCAGGCGCAGCAACTCGATCAGGCAGGAGTCGTCAAACTCGCGGATCAGATACTCGCCGCGATTCATCACGGGCATGGTGCGCGGGTCCAGCAGCGTGCGCGCCTCCTGGTTGAAATGCCAATCGAACGTCGGCGCGTGCGTCAGCCAATCGACGTCGTGGATGGCGTTCCACGGATCGACGATCTGGAGAACGTTCCCGTTCGAGCGCACGACGGCGAACCCGTAGAAGCGCGCGGTCGCCAGATGCTTAAGCGCTGACTTCAGGTTCTTAAAAGCGTCGTAGCGCTTTTTCAGCGCATCATGCTGCTGCTTGGCGCGTGCTTTCGCTTCCGGCGTAGCGTCCGGGTTATCCTCGGCGGCTTCCTGCGCGACGGTGATCTTCCATTCGCACGCGACCACCTGCGCCCGCCAGAACCGGACCTTGTCCCCGAGCAGCGACACGATGCGCGCCATCTCGCGGAACGCCCACGCCGGCCGCGCGTACAGGCCCCGATTGATCTCCCGCCGCATGTCGCCTTCGATCATGTCGGCCGTCAGTTGCGCCAGCGGATCGGCGGCGGGGACCTTGGCCTTCGGCGTTTCCGGCGCAAGCGACAAGGCCACGTCCGGCTTGCGGTTGAAAAGGTCGCGCAGCTTCATGCCGATTGCCCGGCGCTCAATCCGGCGGCAGCGAAATCCCGACGAACTGCGGCGGCGCCACCATGTTGAACGCATAGGCCGCCGTGTCCACCTGGTCGTCATGCTCGCCGACCGGGAAGGAATCCACCTCGGCTAGAAAGGCGTCGTTCCAAGACGCGCGAAGCAGCTTCACGTTTCCCGCGCGCGCCTGGTCGAGGAACGGCAGGGACCGGAACTCCTTGCTGCCCGACGGCGCCAGCGCTTGAATTCGGTAGCCGGCCAGCGACGCCGCGATGTTCGCCACCGTGATTTTCCCGGACGCCCCGGGCTCCTGCTCGACGCCGATGCGCACGGTCGGACCGTCCTGCCGCGAAACGGACTGCATCCTTCCCAGCACTTCGGCCGGCCCGAGTCGCGCCCGCGACACGTCCGCGATCACGAACAGATGGCCGACGCGCTCGACCTTCGTCCCGCAAAGAAAGTCGGCTTTGGCGGATGCCGTCGCCGCCAGATCCCACGCGCGGGCGGCGTGGCGGATTCCGGCAGGCATGGCGTCGAGGATCCCAAACCACTCGCGTTTGGCGACGCTGCCCTCTGCCGCCAATGGTCGCTGCTGGTACATCGCCGACCACCAGCGCGTCGATGCGTCGCGGAACGCGGCCAGCGCGTCTGCTGGGAACCGCTCTGGCCAGAGCGCCTCGCCGGGCGCGCGGCCGATCTCGTCGCCCTCTTCGGCAATGGCCGGAAGCCGGATCACCCTCCAATTGTCAGGCTCGCGCTTGAGCAGTCGGCCAGCAAGATCGTCGTCATGCCAGCGAGTCATCATCAGGATGATCGAGCCGCCCGGCTCCAGCCGCGTCGTGAACGTTGAAAGATACCAGTTCCAGATCGCCTCGCGGCGCGTCACGCTGTAGGCCTCTTCCGCGTTTTTGATCGGATCGTCAATGATGCCAACGTCCATCCCCTTGCCGGTAATCGGACCGCCAACGCCGGCCGTTGTCATGTAGCCTTCTTCGCCGGCAATCGACCACCAATTCCCGCGCGACTTTTTCAGCCTTCGCGACAGGCCGAAGACTTCTCCCGCAAGCAGCCATGCGTCGCGCGCCTGTTCCCCCCAGTATTCGGCGAAGCTCGCCTCGTAGCTAGTGAGAATCACGCGCCCGCGGGGCTGCTTGCGCAGGAAATGGGCAGGGAAGTAGCGCGAGACGAACTCGCTCTTGCCGTGGCGAGGCGGCATAAAGATCATCAGCCGCTTGCAACGCCCTTCGGCCACATCGTCAAGCGCGCACCCGACATGCGCTAGATGCTTCGGACACTCCCAGCGCCCATCCGAAACAACCCGGGCGAACAGTGCCGAATCCGGCAGCGCGTCAATCTCGTCCGGATTCATCGGCAGGCTCATCGGCAGGTTTCCCTTTCAACAGCTTCCGTATTCTGGAGAGATCGAGCCCGTTTCTCGCGTGCAGGTTGTCTAATTCCACGCGATCCTTCTGGCCCAGCATCTGCTTGCCGAGCCAGATCAGCATTGTGACGTTGCCTTCCTTTACGGCTTTCTCGAACTGCTTGCGGCGAAGGGAGCCGCAAGCCTGCGCGCGGCCGCTTTTCAGCGCCTTCGCGCATCGCCGCTCGATCGTTCGCCCGCATACGCCGACGAAAGACGCGATCTCGTGGACCGTGAGCCCCATCGCGGCCAGCTTGAGCACCTCTTCGGAATCTATGACGGACTTTCTCGACATTCCGAGAAACGCCTCCCGCTCAAGCATTCAGCTTGCGCCGGGCCGCTTTGAGGCGGGCCGAAACCATCTGGAACGAGATGTCTTCGTGGAACAGTTCGTTCGTGATCCGCTTGACGTGGTTCAATGTCCGCTGCCCCCCGTCGTCCGCATAGCGGACGGACTCGATCAGCGTCACGTAGAGCTTGGGTTCCAGCCGCATGAGGTTTTCTAAAATGTCGATCGCTATTTTTACGTATTCATTTTCCGCTTCTTTTTCTTCCGATAAAAATGAAGCGACCAGTCTTGCTCGAATTTCCTCGGATTCGAGAATGACTGCTTGCTTCGGATCGCAAGAATCGTAATTTGTTCTGATGTTGTCGAAAATTTCAAAAGAAATCACACGCCCGTGACCCTGTTCGCGTGAATTGCAATCAGTTCGACAGCGGCTACACGGTGCTTGAGCCCAGTCAACATGTCGGAAAACGCCTGAATTGATTTCTTTTTCGTGCGGACACTTCCAGCATTGCCCCTGATGGTCTACGCCTTTACAGTTGGGCTGATTACACTTCATGCGACTTCTCCAATGGCCTGCAAGCGCAGGCGAAGCTTCCCCCAGTCCGGTTCAGGGATTGATCCGGTTGGGGGTACCATTCCAGGCTCGTGTTCTCGACCTGCTCGTCGCTCGAATCCCGGACGTAGACCGCTGACCTTTTCACGACCGGAATCATGCGACCGGCTCCTTGACGATTTCAAGTCCGATCTTTCCATCCGGCCGGATCCGCTCGACCGTGCGCAGTCCAGTCCCCGCCCTGAACGCCTGGCGGACTGCCTCCCGGGTCGCCTTTTTAATGGGGGCGACAGTGGGGAGCTGGACGGCGCGCTTCATGGCAGGTTTGAAACCCTCACGAAGATGCCCGGGATCGGTCCGTCGAACTTGCGCATAATCAAGCAAGCCACTTGAGAATCGTCATTGAAGAAGCCGGTAGCCTGGAGAGCGTCGAGGAGGTCCTTGGCGAGATTGTCGGCGTCCGGGCGACGGGTACGGGGCAGGACGCGTTTGGAGCGGTGGGGGAAGGTGAGAGCCGCCTCGACGGCGACCGGCCCGTCTAACGCGATCCTGGGGGCATGCGGCTCGCAAACGGCGCGGAGGGTGGCGACGGCGCGGAGGTTGGCTGGGGTGCGGAAGGTTTTTCCGGAGCGGGAGTGGCGGCGGGTCTGGGCGGTCGAGCGCGGTGGGATGCCCTGCCAGAAGAACGAGATTTCTTTTTGTTCGGATATCGCTTGAAGGGAGACGGGGTCCCCTTGCAAGTCTGCGTGGTGTGACAGGGGCGGCGCGTAGAGCCCCTGTCCACCCGCGATCTTGCAAGGGGTACACCTACCCTTTAGGGTAGGGGATTGCCTGCCACTTTCGGCAATCGCTAGTGATTGACTGCCGCCTTGGTTTGGCAACTTGGCAATCGCTAGTGATTGACTGCCGTTACTCATCGACATAAATCACCCCGTTTTTGAAGCGTAAATTTGACCCTCTTTCGGCCCCCTTTTGGAGTCGGTCCCTGACAGTTCTTTCGGGCGTGTCGAGGTACTCCGCCACCGCCTTGACGGTGACCGGACCGTCGCCCGAGAGCGCCTCGAAAGCCGCCTGCATGTCGGCGTCGATCTTCCCCTGCTTGCGGCGGATGGCCTCCTCCTTGTCCTTGGCGGTCGGAAGCTCGCCCTCGGCCTTGGCGTCGGCGAGGATGCCGTCGGCGTCGAGGAGGTGGCATGGGTAACGGAAGAACAGGCGGATAGGCGGCGGGGTCTTGAACTCGCGGAGGATGCCCTCGATGCGCCAGGCGGTCGCGGCCGCGGCCGCCTCGGTGGAAGCCGCCCAGGCGCGCCCAACGGCCTCAGGACCGATCCTGGCGACGGCCCACTCCCTGAGCCGGTCGTCCACGACGGCGTCGTCCTGCGGGCAGTCCTCGCGCCAGTCCGGGCATTCCCGGTCGAGAAGGGCAGCAAGGGCGGCGCAGCGCCAGCGGTTGGCGACCTGTTTCGACCGAAAATCGTCCATTTCGAGCTCGATCATGTCCAAAAGGGCATCCGGATCGCGCGCAAACACGCCGGAACCGGATGCCCGGTCGTGGGCGGCCTTCTGCCCCTGGGCGCCCTTGGAATGGTGGTGGCAATAGATCACGGCCGCCCCCAGCTCATAGCAGACCCGGTCAAACTGGTTGCAGAACTTAGCCATCTGGTCGGCGGCGTTTTCGTCCCCGGTGATGACCTTGTAGATTGGATCGATGACGACGGCCGTGTAGGGCAGCCCGGCCGCCCGCTTCTTGAGCGCGCGCCGAATCAGGCGGGGGGCTAGGTCAGTCATGGGAGCCGCCTTGCCGCGGAGGTTCCAAACGTCGATGGCCTCCGCGTTTCTGGGCGTGATTCCCGAGGCGGCGTAGACGTCCTTGAGGCGGTTGAAGATCGTCGCCCGGTCCAGCTCGAGATTGACGTAGAGAACCCGCCCGAAGGCGCACTCTCGCCCGAGCCACGGCCTGCCTTCGGCAATGGCGATGGCGAGCTGCAGGAGGAGGAACGACTTGCCAGCCTTGGACGGCCCGGCGAGGAGCATCTTGTGCCCCTGGCGGAGAATCCCGTCGATCAGCGGGGGCGAGAGCGGCGGGGGGCTGTCGATGAACGATGCGAGGCATTCGACTTCGGGGAGATCGTCGTTCTGGGCGGAAATCCAGTCCGTCCACTCCGCCCAGGAGGCCAAGCCGACATTCACGGCGACGAGTTGCTGCATGCGGCCGTTGCGCGTCGCCCCGGGCAGGCGTGACAGGCGCGAAGGGTTCCGGTTCTTGCGGTCGATCACGAGCCCGTTCTTGGCGCAGACGCCGTAAAGGAAGTCCACGCGCTGCTGGTATTCGCGATAATCGGCCGCCTCGATGCGGACGATGGCGTGGAGAGACTTACCGCCGGAGTGGACAAGCGCGGCGACGGGCAGATTCAGCTCGCGGATGATGGCGTGCTGGCGCTCGATGGGCACCTCGTCCGATTCGACAAGTGCGAAGCGGTAGGCCTTGACGTTAGAGTCGGCGACGCCCTGTCCATCGAGCGGGTTGAATCGGCACCAGGCGCCGGCCGTCGGCTCCCAGTCCCCGACTACTTCTCCGAGATCATTGGCCCTGGAAAGCTTCTCGATCAGCTCGCCGGCCGTGCGCGAGTAGTCGCCCTTGCGCGGCGCCCAGCCGGTCTTGCCGTCCTTGTCGGCCGGCGTCTTCCAGCACTCGGTCACGATTCCGACGACGTCCTCGGTGTGGAAAAGCGCGCCAAGGTAGGCCGCGAACTGCTGGACGGGCGTCTGCGCGGTGGCGGGGACGGGGAGGTCGGCCGTCCATTCCGAGACGACTTTGTAGTCATCGGCCGCCTTGGGTGTCTGGTCGCGGCCGATGTAGTCGTCCCAGGAGAGCTCGGCATCTTCGGCCCTGCGGTCGGCCGGCGGGGAGCCGCCCATGTCACGGCAGAGTTGGATGACGGAGCCGACGCCGACTCGAGCCGAGCCTCCGCCGTTGAAGCCCTTCCATTTTCGCTCGCACTCGCCTTGGCGGTAGCGGCTATCGGCGCGGGACCAGGCATCCCATTCGGCGACGGAGCCGCCGGCGTCCTTGAGGGCCATGCCGACGGCAAGCCATTGTTCGTAATCGCAGCGGGCGGCGGGGATCTGCGCCATGCAAGCGCGTGCTTTTTCGAGATCGGTCATTGTTTCGCCTTTCTGTAAATCATCTTTGCCAAAATTCTGAGGATGCCGCGCTCCGTGCGCGCCATGCGGTGCTCGCCGTCAACCGTGATGGCGTAGTGCGGTTCGCCGTCGCCGTAGGAAAGAATGCGAATGCTATGATCGCCGAACAGGCCGTCCGTCGTGATGCCGCCCACGTCAAGCATCGTCGCGCCGAACTCCATGCGCTTGCGTTGCTTCGCGGCTCGCATCGCGGCGCATCGTTTGCGCTTCGCCTCTAGGTGCATTGTGCGTATGGACTTGCGGTACATTTCAGCCCTTGCGCGTTTCGGTTATTCTGGGGTTGGAGGTATTAC